ACTTGAAAGCGAACTCGAAGCGTTGGAGCACAACAAAAAAGAGCGTAAGGCGCAAATTCAGTCCATCGTCGAAACATTGCCATGGCAGAAAGCGGAGTTCCCCGGCATCGGCACCGTGCAGATGACCAAAGCGGGCACCACAGTGTCGTATGACAAGGACGCGTTAGAGTCACTCACCGCACAGCTCCTGCAAAATGGCGAGATGCGCACCGCTCAAGCGATAGCGGATTGTCGCAAAGAGTCGCCAAAGAAGTCATCGTTAATGTTTCGCAGACAGAAGGGGTAATTATGGCCACTGATCATGAGTACGTCGCAACCACCATGCGCCTGCAGCTTGAGCTGTATATGTGGATTCGGGAGTATGTGTACAACATCAAGCGGAGTCGGGATGGGCGCAACAGTCTGAACCAGACCATCAACGAACTACTTGCAGAGGCCATCGAGGCCCGCAAGAGGCAAGAGCAAAACAACGTCATCTAACGACTAGCACAAAAGGACAGCACAATGACAAACAACATCAACAAAGACTTCGACGGTTTGGACGAGGTACAGTACGAGGAAGAATCTGGTACCCAAGGGTACCCACGGATTTATTGGTTCAATGGCGAGAAAAAGTCCCAAAAGGGCGGGCACTTCTACACGTCCGAGATGGAGTTCTCGCAAGGGCTGGGTGAGCCATGGGTAGGCGTGTCGTGGTTCAAGGACGGTGACGGGTACACCACGGACACACTCTCAATTGTGCCGATTCGCAAGCGGTATCAGGCATACTTCGAGACCACCGAGGGTACCCGCAAAATCAAGACGTGGCTTCCTGCAGGCAAGTACGAGACTGGGGCACGCATCTACACCGAGATTCTCTGCATCATGCAAGGGTATGACGGCCTGGTGATTTTGGCGGTCAAGGGATTGACGGGTAAGGCACTCACCAATAAATCATCGGGAGTCTTCGCCACCATGCGGGACACCGTCTTTGCAACCGCCAAAGAGACTCTGAAAAAGGGTACAAAGCTTCCCCCATTCGCATTCTGGACGCCGATCACCACGGGACGCGATGCCAAGGGACGGGTCATCTACACCGACACAGGCCACGGCTCCACGGTGACCCTGCCCGTCTGCGATATCAAGGGCGACGTCACCCGCGAGACCGCCAAAGCCCTCTACGTGGGACGTGACCTGCTGATGCAGTTGGGTGAGTGGTACACTGAGCACAACGAGTGGCGCACGACCTACCGCACCAACGATGCCCCGCTCCAAGGTGCCGACGTGCCAGCCACGCCACCGACGCCAGCAAAGAATGCGCCCAAGCCCATCGAAGGTGACGACGAGGAGTTTTGGCAGTAGGGATTATTGGGACAATGCACTTGCCCCAACTCACAAACGATGCTTGTGGGTTGGGGCAATCGTTTATAATCAGAAGGCTTCCCATTAGGAGTGATACGATATGGCGGACATTGGAACAACCACCACCCCTGCGCTTGACTACCTCAAAACGCTTCGGCAGTGGATATGCTGGGGTGACAATTCGGTGGACAGTGCAGGGAAAATCAACAAACAGCCGTTCCCCAACGGCTGCACACGGTCATCTGACCCCACCGACCCTACGCTATGGGCATCGTATGACGAGTGTGTGGCATGGCAACAGAAGCGTGGGCTTCGTGGGCTGGGCTTTGCATTTAGCCTCGATGCGGGCATCATCGGGGTTGATTTTGACCACTGCGTGCATGATGGGGTCATCGATGCCGAAGTGCTGAAAATCATCATCCACTTGGACTCATACACCGAACTATCCCCAAGTGGCACCGGGGTGCATGTGCTGATTCAGGCACGCAAGCCCGAGTGGTTCACCACGTCACGGGTGACGCTTCGTGGTGGCATCACGATGGAGGTGTATGACAGCAAACGCTACTTCACCGTCACGGGTGATCACGTCGCCAATACTCCCGACGTCATCAACGAAGCCTCATCCCAGCTCGAGGACGTCATCGAGAAATACCGCACGACCACCACCGAGCGCGCGGTGCAAGCAGTGCGGAGTACGGTATCAATCGGTGAGTACCATCCGACGTGGCTTGAGCGATTCATGGAGAACAAAGTCACTTCAGCGGTCAGCAAGATTGCCTCGGCACCCGATGGCACACGGCACAATACCCGCCGTGCCGAGGCCCGGGCCGTGGGTGGCTACTATCAATCCTGTGTCCGCCATGGCTACAATGCCATGAGTGAGACCCAAATCATTGATAGGCTGTTTGATGCAAATCCGCCACGACGGGAAAACGCTACCAAAGAACTTCGTACCATTCGTTGGGGCTTTGAGTGTGGGCTAAGTACACCCATTGACCTCCCGCCAATGAAGACACAGGACGCCCCCACAGCCACGAAAAACAGGTCAACCACTCCTAGTACTCCGACTCCTGTTACTAGTGACACACTCGACGCTGACGTTGCCCAGCTCCTGCATGGCGAGTTCACCGAAAAAGCCGTAGCGGACTTTTTCGCAGAGAAGTACAACGGTGACATCAAATACGCTCACCTGACCAATAATTGGTACGTCTGGAACAACGCAATTTGGGAGATGGACAGTAGCGGTGGCATTGTCTACCAGATGATTATGGACGTTATCAGCTACATCGATACCGACGTATGCCCCTACCTCGACGAGAAGCAACGACGGGCAGTGCGGGTAAAAACACAGACCCACCGCTTCATCACCGGGGTGATCTCACTTGTCAAAAATCGGTCAGATGTACGGGTATCCCCTACCGACTTTGATATGCACCACGACTACAAACCCGTAAAGAACGGGGTAATCAATCTCATCACCGGTAAACTGTTGCCTCATGACAGAAGGTGGATGTTCACCGGTATGCTCGACTTCGACTATACCCCAGACGATAAACACCCATTTCTCGACAAATTTCTTGACACCGTTTTTCGGGGTGATGAGGAGTTGATACGCTATGTGCAGGTTGCGTCGGGGTATAGTTTGACGGGTCGCACCGACTCACAAGCGGTGTTCTTCTGCTACGGTGACGCACAGAACGGCAAATCCGTATTCGTCAACAAAATCCTTGCCCACATCGCCGGTCGTAAGTTTTCGATTGAGACGAGCGTCAATGCACTAATCGAGAACCAGTTCACCTCCAACGGCTCCAATACCGAGGTCGTAGGGCTACGCACGGCGCGACTCTCCACCACGGCAGAACTGCCTAAGGGCAAGCGGTTTAACTCCGACCTCGTCAAAAAACTTGTCGACGGTAGTCCGATATCAGCCGCCGATAAGTACGAGAAAAAGGTGACGTGGAATAGCATCACCAAACTCTGGTTCACCGGCAATCACACGCCCAACATGCGAGACGAGGATAACGGCATCTGGCGACGGTTCAAGCTCATCCCCTTTGGGCACACCATCACCGAGGCAGAGCGCATCGACGATACCGAAATCATGGCACGTATCCAGCAAGAGGAAGGTGCAATTCTCGCATGGATGGTACGAGGGGCTATGGCATGGTACGCCAACGGCAAAAAGTTGCCCGAGTGTAGTGCGGTGCGCAGTGGCATCGAAGAGCTTCGCAAAGAGTCCGACGTGGTCGGCTCATTCATCAATCAGGTATGCGACACCGACAAAGACAACGAGCTGGGCATGTTTGTACGCAAAGACCTCGTGTGGGTACTTTGGCAGTACTGGACGAAGTTCAACAACGAAAAGGCGAGTCACAATTTAACTCGTATCCAGTTCGCCAAATCCATGGCCACGCGTTTTAAATCAGGCAAGGCCGGGGAGAATTTCTACCTTGGACTTCAGGTGCGGTCCGACTACATCAGTGATTTGGTAGGCATTGCCGGATCACTTCCCCTTGCCCTTGCCCCATACACCGATATCACCAAAATCACCAACCGCATAAACAGCGAGGTGGAGGTAATGGGTGATGACGAGCCCACGTCACCGCCACCCACACTACCACCGACCACGCCGATACGATCGCCCATGGCCATCGAACCTCGCATTGACCCACAAAGTCTGCACGGCAAAATCCTTGCGGTGATTTGCACCCATGCCGTAGAAGGGATTTGGGGCACCGATGTGATTGAGCGTGTGGGCTTTAGTGGACGAGGGGAGAAGGTTTTTGACGCCCTGTATGAGATGATGGAGCAAGGGCTCATCAAAAAGCAGGGCAACACATGGCACCCAGTGCACCCAGTACTTGAGCGGTGATGACATTCATCACTGCACGCTGATAAGGAGATTTCTATGTTGTATACCTGCCGAACCTGTAATCTGGTCAAGAAGTCCGTGGACTTTAGTCACACCGTCAAAATCTGTCTTGACTGCTGTAAAAACATCGTTGCGGTGCTGACTCGTGTTGACCACGAGGTAGAGGCTATGGGGCAAAAGTACGTGCAGATGTTTGCCGACTTGAGTGACGCCGACACGCTGATTCTTGACCGCATCCTCGACGCCTACCAAAAGACAAATGACATTGCCATGCCTGCCCAGCGTCGCAGTGCGCTGGAGGCATTGGACGCACGCACGGGTCGCACCATCATGCGTGGCGGTGAGCTGGCAGAAGCGTTGGCCGTGTGGGTGGCGCACAAAGAGCGGCTGGCAGTGCTGCAGGACGTGGTCTTTTTGTCCATCAATATCCGCCCGAATTCCGAGTTAGACAAGTGGGTGTCCGACTATGCGAAGCGCACGCGTCGATAAGAATCAAGAGCAGATCGTGGAGGGGTTGCGCCAAATCGGAGCAAGTGTGCAATCCCTCGCCACGGTCGGCAAAGGGGTACCCGACTTGCTTGTCGGGTACCGTGGGAAGAATTGGCTACTTGAAGTCAAGGGTGAAAAAGGCGTACTCACCGGGCCACAGATTACGTGGCACGCTGACTGGAGGGGAACGGTACATGTCGTACGAGACCTTGGAGGCGCAATTAGCCTCATATCCGAAGCGCATCAAGAATAGGAAATTTCTGATAATGGTCAAAACATGGGAGAAACTTTTTAAGCATGTCATCATCTACGGCAAATACAGTTATCAGGCCTACGCACAGGACAATCGGTACGAGCTTGTGCGGTATGGGGAGGATGGCGAGTACGACACCGTGATGGTGGGCAATTTCTATCAGTGTGAGACGAAGGCGGAAAAGTTGCAGTACATCATCGATGATATCCGCGGTCTCGCAGACCAGCTACAGGAGGAGGTAGACAATGGCACTGCTTAACGATCACCAGATTGGAGACTTGGCATTCATGAGCGGGATGATTGCACCATTTGCGTATCGCCACGTAGGCGACGGCATCATCTCCTATGGGCTGTCGTCGTTTGGCTACGACATGCGCCTTGGGGCGAAGTTCAAGGTGATACACATGAATCGTGGGCAGTGTGACGTCATTGACCCAAAGCAAGCCGAAGGAATTGTGTTTGATGACGTCGTGGCAGACAAGTATTTCGACCTGCCCGCATTTTCGTACGCACTGGGGTACAGTGTGGAGCGGTTCAAGTTGCCACGTGAGGTATCAGCCATTGTCATCGGCAAAAGCACCTACGCACGATGTGGGCTAATGGTGAATTGCACCCCCATGGAGGCAGGGTGGGAGGGACATTTGACCATCGAATTGTTCAATGCGACGGATACCCCCATCCGTCTGTACATCGATGAGGGCATTTGTCAGGCACTGTTTTTCAAGGGCGAGCCACCCATGACGAGCTATGCCGACCGCAACGGCAAATACCAAGGGCAAGGTGCCGAACCTATTACCGCCAAAGTGAAGCAAGGAGAAAACCATGAGTGATGATCACGCCATGACAATCGAGGTTGAGGGCGGGCAAGTGCGATTGTACGACTGGATGCACATCCCGCCTGAACTCAAGTCCGTCAACGTCGCACGGTCAAGTTTTGCCAAGACCAAAGAGGTCTTTGAGGAGAGTGACGCAAAGTTCCTCACGTGGTTGGCAACAGAACTGCATACCTCACCATTTCGTCACTCGCCTATCACCTTGCATGTGCGTTGCCCCGAGTTCATCGCGCGACAATGGTACAAGCATATCGTGGGCTGTGAGTACACCTTCAAAGACACGGGCTGGAACGAGGTTAGCGGTCGCTATATTCGCTACGGCAGTACGTACATCCCTGACGAACTCCACGTGCAAGCCAAGACGAAAAAGCAAGGCGCATCACCAGACGTGCATGAGAAAAGCAACATGTACTTGGGGGAGTGGAAGATACTGTCAGACAGCATGATGGATTTGTATAATCGGATGATTGATGACCGTGTCGCCAACGAGGAGGCTCGTATCATCCTCCCCATGGGACTCTACACCGAGTTTCACTGGACGGCATCGACGCAAGCACTACGACACTTCGTCTCCCTCCGCACCGCCAAAGATGCCCAAGGTCTCATTCAGCAGTATGCCCATGCCGTTGATACGATCTGCAGGCATCACTACGGTGTGCTATGGGATGCAATGGACGGCATGAAGTAGTTCTCGCAATAGCAATGCCCCTCACACAATCCACTGTGTGAGGGGCATTGCTATTGTGTCTTATCCACCGCTAAACTTTGGTGATACCTGGCAGATTTGGAGTATTGGCGACTCTGCTGCAGCGTCTTCTGCAACGACGGGCAGTGTGGTGTTTGCACCAGATCCAAGGCGAAATGAAAGTACGTGATTTTTTTGTAGGTACTTCATGATGATACCGCTGTGATACGTCGTGGACGTGTTCTGTCCAACAAAAATATCCGTATTCACGCCATTAACTCGTAGGTACAGTCCATGTCCTACTGCGGCGGCAAAATTGAACGCCAAATTGATTACAAACATGCCGCCGGTGTTGACGGTGAAAAGTTGATTCGTTGCATCAACCGTAATACCGCTGTTGCGGATTTGGGTGTTGAATGTCAGCACCGTGCCCGTCGTCGTGATACTTTGCGTGGCATTGTGTGTCCAGGTGCCACCACAGGCATGCAAGGGCTGGCGACTTAAGCCGTCTACCTGTCGCTGGGTATGCACGAGGGCTCCAATAATGTCATCAGTTGGCATACTCTAACTGTACTTTCACTATCTCGATACCGCTTTCATCCATGGACAAGGTCACACTATTGACCTGCATTACCACAATCTCGGTGACTAAATCCACGCTCACGAGGTCACCAATCGAGTAGTGGAGCCCGTACAACGTAGAGGGTGTTTGCTGGACGTCGATTTGTACTGACTCTACCGCCTTTGCCATCTCTTGGAGCTTGGCATCACCGTAGGAGTTGAGGAATGCAGTGTTATTCCCTGCCGTGGAGACGTCGAAAAATGCCTCACGACTGCTCAACTCGGTGAGCGGTGTAGCGGGGCGAACCACCCGAATCGTGGCGTTGGCGGTCCCTTGTCCCCTAACAATGGCCTGTGTAAACGACTGTGTTTCATCGATGGTACGAGAGAAATTATTGATGGTGCCATTGTCGACGCTGAGGGTTACCGTGCCACTGCGATCATAGGCAAGGGTAGGACTGCCGACGGTGAATGAAAACGTGTTGGTCGCCTTGTCCCACGAAAACGCAAAGTCAACATTGCCTTGCAATGCCACCTCTTGGATGGCAGTGAGGACATTTTTGTATGACATATCCGACACGGTGAGCACGTTGCCCAGTCCCGTGGTGGTCGCAGATACCCCGGTGATAAGCCCACTCACCGCACGGTCGGCAATGCCTACGGTGACAGAGTCGGTGCCCAAGTTTTTCACCAGCATGTCATTGATGATGGTACTTGCGGCTTTGTCAACCCACTCGGAGTGATTCCGCTTATCCTCGTTGTAGGCAATGATGCGGTAGGACAGGATATATTCCCACC